ATTCCGTAAGGACAAGTCCGTGACTATCGATGCAGTACGAGCTACAGCATTTGGTGTGTACGCTGCTGAGACATTCAACCTAACCAAGCCAACCATTCACTAGATAATTTCATATTCGTGTGCCTACCTTTATAATGTAAGTATACGAATTGAAGGGTCTGAATGGGATTTTGGAAAGACGTTTGGTACGGACCAAGCACAGAAGGTAATGCCATTGAACAGCGCGATACAGCGTTGCCTAGTGACCCTTCCACAGCCCTAGAGGTTCCTGTACGAAGCACTTCAAATAGAAGTGTAACTACAGGTGATGCTCTAGGGCTTTCTGCTGTCTATAGGGCAATCAGCATCTATGCCATTGCTTCAAAGCAGTTGAGCGTTGACGTATTCCGTGGCAGCACAGCCATTGATGCTCCTGCCTTCATCAAGCGTCCTGACGTTAACGATTCGTTCCCAGCCTTCATTGAGCAGTCAGTTGTATCACTTGCTCTGAACGGCAACGCTTACTGGCTTGTGTCTCGTGATGCTCAGAACCGTGTAACCAACCTTGAGGTATTCAACCCTCTTGATGTTCTGATTGAAACCAACACACGCGGTAAGCCAATCAGGTACAGCTACATGGGAACTGACTACAAGCCTTCTGACATTCGACACCTAAAGCTTCTCCGTGTACCCGGCAACGTAAAGGGTCTAGGACCAATCCAAGCTGCTCAGGCTGACCTCAGGGGAGCACTAGACACAGCTACCTATGCAACCAACTGGTTTGAGACTTCTGGTGTCCCTAATGGCTACCTCAAGACAGACACACCACTTAACGCAGATGACGCAGCACTCCTAAAGGACCAGTGGCACAAGAGCGTTAAGGGTGGAACTACAGCGGTACTAGATAGCGGACTCACCTACACACCAATTTACTTGTCTCCAAAGGACGCACAGTTCATTGAGTCCCAGAACTGGAACAAGACCCAGATTGCAACCCTGTTCGGTATCCCTCTACGAATGATGCTTGCAACTGTTGAGGGCAACTCAATGACTTATGCAAACCTCCAAGATGAGAAGTTGCAGCTCGTTGAGTTTGGACTCATGGGTTACCTCACAGAGATTGAAACTGCCTTCTCCGAATTGCTACCCGGTAGCCAGAAGGCAAAGTTCAATCTAGAAGCATTCCTCAGGGTTGATACCGCTGCTCGTTACGCAAGCTACAAGACAGCTATTGAAGCTGGCTTCCTTGAGGTTGACGAGGTACGAGCAATTGAAGGGCTTGACCCTCTTAACGTAAAGGATGTAGCAGATGCTAACGCGACAGTTTGAGATGCGTGCAGATACCGCAACAGAAGACAGGATTGTTAGGGGCATCGCTGTTCCATTCAATGACCCTGTTGATGTTGGCGGGTACAAGGAAATGATTGCTCCTAATGCAGTCATGCCTAGGGACAACATCAAGTTGTTCTATGGACACTCTGAACCCATTGGAAGGGTTATCGAGTCCAAGGACACAGATGCAGGCTGGTCTATTACAGCCAAGATTAGTGAGACTTCCAGAGGTAACGAGGTTTACACCTTGCTTAAGGATGGAGTGCTAGACCGTTTCTCTATTGGATTCATGCCAATGGAAGAGAACGAAGATAAGAACGGAACCATCGTACGAACCAAGATTGATGTACGCGAGGTTTCTATTGTTCCAATCCCAGCCTATGAAGGTGCCAAGGTTGAGGAAGTGCGTAACGCACAGGAAGATGCACCAACTATCAATAAGGAGATTGACGTGGATAACGTTGCAATCGAAGAAATGAGAGAGTCCGTTGAAGCTCTAGAGCGCAAGGTATCTACTCTCTCTGTTATTGAAGCTGCACCAAAGGTAGACACTCGTTCTGCTGGTGAAGTTATCAAGCTCATTGCCAAGGGTGATGAAGCAGAAGTACGTGCATACACAGGTGGAACTTCCGCTGACGCAGTTATGCAGAAGGCATGGATTGGCGACCTAACACGTATCGTCAACGAGAATGCCCCACTACGCAACCTATTTAGCTCTGCTGCTCTTCCAGCACAGGGTATGCAGGTTGAGTACGCACAGCTTAAGTCCAACACACTTACTGTTGCAGAGATTGCAGAAGGTGCAGACGCACAGTTCGGCAAGATTCAGAAGGAAACCAAGTACGCCACAATCAAGGCATACGGTGGCTACACTCAGCTAACTCGTATCGAGATTGAGCGCTCTTCTGTAGAAATGCTTAACACTTCCCTACAGCTTATGGCTGTTGAAGCTGGTAAGCGCTTGAACTCAGTTATCAAGGCTGACTACTCCGCACTTGTAACTGCTCAGGCTGCAAACGCTGTTGACGTTACTGACGCTGACGCTTATCTAGCATGGCTAGACGCAGTTGTAGACGCTGCTGACAAGTTCGACGCTAATGGTCTTGCCATTGACGCTCTTGTTGTTGGTAAGGCTGACTTCAAGAAGCTTCTACACCTTGTAGACACTGAGGGTCGTCCAGTGTTCGCTGTGAATGGTGCTGGCAACAACACCATTGGCAACCTTGACGTAACAGGCATTGGTGGTCGTCTAATCAACGTGCCAGTCATTTACGTTCCCGGTAACGCTTCTGTCCCAGCATTCGTTAACAAGTCTGCTATCAAGATGTTCACTTCTCCTGTTGTTTCTTTGCAGGATGAGAACATCCTCAACTTCTCCAAGGACTTCTCTGTTTACACCTTTGCGGCTGTAGCTGACTTGTTCCCAGAGGCAGTTGTTCCAGTAGACGTTGCAGTCTGAGGTTCGTAATGGCTATTGACCTCAAGGCTTACGTAAATGGTGCAGAGGATGACTTGGAGTTTATCGAGTCATGCGAAGTCCAAGCTTATGCACTAGTTGATGGGTTCGTTGGTACTGCCACTGTTCCTTCTACCGTGCTTGAGCGTGCGTACCTTGAGGTTGGTAGCGAACTCTTCCACCGTAGGAGTGCTCCTAACGGTGTCATGCAATTCACAACCTTGGACGGTAGTGCAATCCGTGTAGCTCGTGACCCAATGGTCGGAGCCTACCCATTGCTTAAGCGTTTCGTTGGGTTTGGTCTTGCATGAGCGAACTAATGACAGTTGCTACGGACATAGCACAAGCTCTCAAGGATGCTGGTCTTACAGCATTCCCATTCCTCCCTAATCGTATTACTCCACCAATTGCAGTAGTACAGGCAGGTTCACCATTCATGGAGTCTGGTGGCTCCTTTGGTGAGTTCAAGACACGTTGGGAAATCACTCTACTTACTCCAACAGGAGATAACGCGGTAGCTACGGAAAAGCTGTACGCAACTCTAGAGGATGCAATCGTGTCTTTGGTCAACAGCAAGTACAGCGTTGAACAGGTATCCAAGCCTTATGCACAGGATGCCAACAACGCTGTCTATGTAGCGATTGACCTCAAAATCTACAACTACGTAAGGATTTAAGAAATGGCACGAATCAAGGGTAACGCTCTTACTATCGAAATCGATAGCGTTGAGTACAAGACTCACTTGACCTCCATTCGTCTAGAGCAGGCAGAGGCTGACAGCAAGTTCGTTACCTTTGCTGACGCTGCTGCTGGTGGCTCCTATGAATGGACCATGAAGGGTACATCTTCACAGGATGACGAAGCAGATAGCTTCTGGAACATGGTTTGGGACAACACAGGCACAGAGGTTCCATTTGTCATGGCACGTCATGGCAATGCAATTGCATCTGTCGCACAGCCTCACTTCACAGGCAATGTGAAGATTGGTGTTAAGCCTGCTATTGGTGGTGACGCTGGTGAAGACGTTTGGAGCTTTGACTTCGAATGGAAGGTTACTGGCGAGGTTGTAAAGGTAACTGCCTGACAATGGCTGACGTAATCAACATTGGTGATGGAGACGGAAGGGTACGCATTGAAGGCTTAGGCAAGTCAATGCGTGCTCTCTCCAAGGCTGGTGCTGACACTCAGGATATGAAAGACCTCATGCATTCAATTGGCATGATTGTGGTTAAGGCTTCCACTCCTCCAAGCATCACAGGAACTCTTGCAGGGACTATAAGAGCTGGTAGAGGAAAGACAAAAGCTGTAGTGCGTGCTGGTGGTGCAAGAGCACCCTATGCAGGAGTCATCCATTACGGATGGCCTCAGCACAATATTGAGGCACAGCCATTCATCACACAGGCATTGCAGAGCGAGCAAAGCTCTATCTTCAACGCTTTGAACGATGGTATTGGGGACATTCTCAAGAAGAACGAACTAACGTAAGGATAAACGAGATGAAGGCATTAACTATTGGCGAGATTGCCAAGGTAGAAGAGCTAAGCGGTTTGAGTGCAACACAGTTCGAGAGTGAAGACTCTCCTAAGGCACTCTTGCTAGCTGCTATGGCATATGTCGTAAAGCGTAGGGAAGACCCTAAGGCTAAGTTCTCTGACGTACTAGATATGGATATGGAAGAGGTAAGCAACATCGTTGCCGATTTCCAGACTGCCGTATCGGAGTCTTCGAAAAGCAAGTGAGGCTAGAGACAAGCAACTAGCTGTGTTCGTGGCACGCATAGGAATGTCACCTACAGACTTTTGGGAGCTAACTCCCAATCAAGCAAGCGAGATTATAGCTGCCTATAACAAGGCACAGAAGTAATACCAGAACTTCCTAGCCTGTGTCTTCTCGTTGCACAGGTTAGGAACTAAACATAGGAAGGAGCCAAGATGGCTGGACAGACAATTACCG